ACCAAGGCAAGACGTTCACTAGGAGTTGGATACATAGGACTGGCTCACTATCTTGCCAAGAACAAGGTTAAATACTCGGACAAGAAAGCATGGAAACTGGTCCATGAGCTATCTGAAGCATTCCAATACTATCTTTTATGTGCTTCAAACGAACTAGCAAAAGAAAGAGGAGCCTGCGAATATTACAACAGAACCAAGTATGCAGATGGTATCTTACCAATTGACACATACAAGAAGGACGTTGACGATGTAATTAAGGCAACACTGAAATATGATTGGGATGATCTACGCAAGGATATCAAGGAACACGGCCTCAGGCACTCGACTCTGTCCGCACAGATGCCTTCGGAGAGCAGTTCCGTTGTGTCGAACGCAACAAACGGAATTGAACCACCTAGAGCATTCCTGTCCATTAAGAAAAGCAAGAAAGGGCCTCTTAAACAGGTTGTTCCACAATATCATCAATTAAAGAACTTTTATACACTACTTTGGGATATGCCTAGCAACGAAGGATATATAAATGTTGTTGCGGCAATGCAGAAGTTTTTCGACCAAAGCATTTCGGGTAATTGGAGTTACAATCCAACTCACTTTGAGAACAACGAAGTTCCACTGAGTGTGATGATGAAGGACATGCTCACAACCTACAAGATGGGTTGGAAAACAAGTTACTATCAAAACACCTATGACTTCAAGGGCGAGGAGGACAATGTCCAACCCGCAGGTTTGGAAGAAACTGTAGTTGACACACAGGTAAATGGTGCTACAATGAATGGCACTATGAACGGTCACGTAAACGGTCACGTAAACGGTCACGTAAACGGTCACGCCAATGTGGGTGAGACTGTTTCATCGGAAGATTTAGACGGTGAAGAGTGCGAGGCCTGTAACATTTAACAGGTATATGACGAGAAAGAGAGAGAGACAGACATTGACAAAAACAGTATTCAATAAGAACAAAGTGGACTTCACCAAGCAGTACATGTTCTTTGGAGAGGATCAAAACACTCAGAGATATGATGTGTTTCGTTATCCAGAATATGACAAACTAAACCAAACCATGTTGGGTTACTTCTGGCGTCCTGAAGAAGTATCACTTCAAAAAGATCGTGCAGACTATCAGGATTTCCGCGAGGAACAAAAACATATTTTTACAAGTAACTTAAAATATCAAACACTATTAGATAGTGTACAGGGACGTGGACCTTGTCTTGCTTTCTTACCATACTGTTCTAATCCTGAATTAGAAAGTTGTATTGTATGTTGGGACTTCCAAGAAACAATTCATTCACGTTCATACACTCACATTGTAAAGAATGTTTATCCTGATCCAAGTGAAGTGTTTGACACTATCCTTGATGACAAGGAAATTATTGCTAGGGCAGAATCAGTAACTGAAGAATACGACAAGTTTTACAATGCAGCCAATGATTACTTCAACAAGGGCAAGGGCGACATGTATGAAGTTAAGAAACAGTTATACAAGGCGATGATGACTGTTAACATCCTTGAAGGACTGCGTTTTTATGTTTCGTTTGCTTGTACATTTGCGTTTGGCGAATTGAAACTAATGGAAGGTTCAGCAAAGATTATTTCACTTATTGCTCGTGACGAAGCAACGCATCTTAACCTTTCAACACACATTCTAAAGCATTGGGCAAAGGGCGATGACGATCCAGACTTTGTTAAGATTGCAAAAGAGTGCGAGGAAGAAGTTTATGACATGTGGCGCAAGTGCGTAGATGAAGAAAAGCGTTGGGCAGACTATCTTTTCCAAAAAGGAAGTATTGTGGGACTAAACGCAAATCTACTGCATGCCTATGTTGAATGGATTGCAAACAAGAGATTAAAGGCATTAGGATTAAAAACAATCTATGATCGTCCTATAACACAAAATCCTCTACCATGGACACAGCACTGGTTAAGCAGCGCAGGGTTACAGGTTGCTCCGCAGGAAACCGAAGTTGAAAGTTATATTGTAGGCGGGGTCAAGCAGGACGTGGAAAAGGATACATTTAAAGGCTTCACTCTATAGGATAAGTAATGTTATGTACAAAGCACAGTTCAAAAAACATTCGCCCTATGAAAGTTGGACAACTTTTGGAACATATGGATCCGAAGCGCAGGCAGTCTCAGCAGCACTGCAAAAGAAAAAAATGGGCGTCATAATGATTAGAGTGATAGACAAGAAAGGTTCAACAATTTATTCTGGTTAATGTATGATTGATAAAATACAATACTTTCTATTAAAATTAATAGACTGGAAAATAGAGCTACTTAAAAAAACTAGAATGTATGTATCAGGTGAATACAAATACATACTGTCAGACAAACAACTAGAAAAACAAATTAAGAAATGGAGACACACACAATGATTGAAATTTATGGAAAACCAGCCTGTCCGTTTTGCGACAAGGCAAAAAGTTTTTGCGAAACTCGTGGATTTAATTACACATACAAATCACTAGGCGCAGATTATACTAGAGAAGAACTAATGGAACAGTTCCCCAATGCCAGAACTGTACCACAGATTGTAATTAACGGAAAGAAAATCGGCGGCTATGATGCTTTTACAAAATACGTAGATGACACAGGCTACAATGGAACGGGACACACACTATAATGCTTATTGAAAAACCATACGAAGTAAATGACGTAGTTTCAATCAAATTATCAAGTGGTGAGGAACTGGTTGGAAAACTAGTTGAGGAAGGCCCCGAAGTAGTAACACTCGCTAAACCACTAATGCTGAGCATGACCCAAAAAGGAATGGGACTAGCACCTTACATGTTTACAGTAAATCCTGAATCAACGATTAAATTTAACGATAAAAATATCATTACAATTGTTAAGACTATGGATACCATGGCTAAACAATATATTCAATCAACTACAGGACTTGTAACCTAAATCAAGCATTTTAATCACTCTTTTATACGATAAATATTGTATAGAGAGGAATTGATATGGCTGTAGATTTTGCAGTTACCAGGCTTGGAGATAACGGAACAGGACACGGTTGTTGGCCCCCACGAGGCAACGATGAAGCAAGTCCTGATGTGTTTACAAACAACATAGCAGTACATAGAGTTACGGACCATTGGCCCACGCATTGCTGCGGACCAGCCTGCCACGATTCAAACCTAGCAGAAGGAAGTAGAAATGTATTCGTTAATAATCTAGCCATAGGAAGAATTAATGATGCTGTTGCCTGCGGATCAAAGGTAGCAGAAGGATCTCCTGATACATTCGCAGGCGGAGAAAGTGGAAAATTTATTAGTTCAAGAGTATTCGCCGAGCCAACATTCATTGCAGCCAATCCTTACACATTAGAAGCAGCAGGTCCGTTAATCTTTGGAGCAGGAGTTAATGCACCTCACGATGATCCAGATAGTCCTGTAATAGATTATGGAGTTACCGAAACTCTGCCTGAAGCAAGGGCTGCTCCTTCGGACGATTCAACACTGTTACTTCCAGAACCAGCAGTAATTGATGCTGGACTGCCAACCACATGCGGATCATTCGTCGTAAGTCCGGAAATTGATTACGATCAAAAACTAAGCACCAGTTACACAATTGCTAATCTATCCATTGGAGCAGTGTTCAAGCACTCAATACAGGGGCAGAATGATCTTACTGTGGACGAAATAATCTGTAACCTACAAGCAGTTGCGGAAAATATTTTGGAACCATTAGGAGAAACATGGCCTGGCTTCAGAATTAACAGTGGATTTAGAAAGAACCCTCCGGGTAAAGAAACTGTTAGCAGCCAACACAACAAGGGAATGGCCATAGATATACAATGGCCTGGAATTAGTGTTTATCAGTACAATGAACGTGCGGCCTGGATCAGAGATAATCTTCCATTTGATCAATTTATATTTGAACACGGTAAATCAATTTGGTTACACATTAGTTATGATAGAACCAAGGAAAAGCAAAGAGGCCAGCAGTTAACATACTATCCGCCAGGAACTCCTGATTATAAACCAGGGTTGGTAAACTATTATGCGTTTGACGAATTTGGCGGTCCAACAAAAGTCTAGCACCCTCGAGCAAATAGATAACTAATAGTGTAATAACGAAAGGATTCATAATGAACCAAATAAAAAGATACATCTACATGGGAATTGGATTTTTCTGTGTGGGCATGGCATACATTGGTGTAATTACGCCGGGTATTCCATTTTCAATCTTTTTGGTTATTGCGGCATGGGCGTTCGCAAAGAGTTCTCCAAAGATGGAAAAGTGGTTATACAACCATCCATGGTTTGGTAAATTCTTAACCAATTGGAATAAGAAAAGGGTATTTCCCACTAGAGGAAAATACCTAATGGTGACAGTGATGGCATCAACACTAGTCTTCACATATTACTTTACGGCAAACCTTAACGCAATCCTATGGAGCGGTGGCTTCATGGCATTGGTAGCAATATGGGCATGGAGATATCCAGGCTCCGTTGAAGAATACAATCGCAGGGTAAAGGCTGGCGAAAAGATAGCGTGGATAAAATAACATGAAGTGCGAAAAGGGAGATTTGGCAAAGATTATATTTTCTCTAAACAAGAACAATATCGGTAAGATAGTGCTTGTTGAAAAGTATATTGGCAAATTTAACGCAGGTGGCAAGTTTGATTTTAAAGGTGTTGCCTGCGTTGTCCCTATCGCGGATCACTATTGGTGGATTTCAGGCGAAGGACTTAGCAACATGTTTGGAGACACTCCCAAGGCATACATTGCTGATAGTTGGCTGGAACCACTGCGTCCAGATGCAAACAAGATGAAACAGAAAGAATTAGCCCCAAGTGAAACAGACGTGGCGGCATAATAATCACACACACAGCAAAATAAAATAACAAGGAAAAACAAATAATATGATAACAGGAAAAGTAAAATGGTTTAATGATACCAAGGGTTTTGGTTTCATTACTCCAGATGACGGTAGCAATGACGTTTTTGCACACTACTCACAAATTCAGAACAGTGGATTCAAATCTCTAAGAGAAGGCCAATCTGTAAGTTATGAAGTTGAAGAAGGACCAAAAGGCTTGCAGGCATCACACATACAACCTCAATAGAGATTGGATGAATTCACACCCCAGTTTATGCTGGGGCTGTGATATAAATATCACACTATGACAGACACATACATATTAAACAGCACACCGGTCAATGCCGGCAACTTCCAGGAATACACATACGAATGCGAATGGATTGAATGCTCGTGGAAAATGGTCCACGGAACTATTGGTCTCGTAACGGCATTTTGGTATCCATGGATGCAAAAATAAGTTGACACAGAATACAACTTCTGCTATTATACATAGACACTATAGAAAAGGAAGATAACAATGCCTAAAGTATATCACTTCGAACTAGACAACGAAGACATCTACGAAGTTATTGCAATGAACTTTCGTGATGCCTGTCTTACACTAGAAGAAAATCATCCCGAGATACGAATAACAGATATACGCTCTATAGCAGAACATCTAAACCCCATTCCGGGCGTAGACACAATACACTAAAGAACACAGGGCTTCTAGCTCAATTGGTTAGAGCCGGCCGCTCATAACGGTCTGGTTGTCGGTTCGAGTCCGGCGGGGCCCACCATCTTTCCCCTGGTAGTTTAATGGTAAAACGGCATCCTTATAAGGTGTAACGACAGATAATCGGTTGATGCGGGTTCGACTCCCGCCCGGGGGACCAATTGGGGTGTAGCCAAGCGGTAAGGCAACGGGTTTTGATCCCGTGATGCGTAGGTTCGAATCCTACCACCCCAGCCATTGCCATACTACTAAATATTGGCATGCAAGATAACGCACAATGGCCAAGAAAATTTCCGGGTGTATTACCGGGACAGCAGAATCTATTACATAATAATACTGAATTTTGGAAATTTGGAATCGTGGAAGATGGAGAAAGAATGATAGATCCTTTCCTTCATTATTCTTCATTTGTCCTTGGATACACGGAAACTAGAATAATAGATGCAGTCTGTGAAAAATTAAAACAATACAAGCCAGAAGTGGCAGAAACACTGCATAGAGGCCTAGCACCTAGGCTAAACGATCCTCACTGGGAACTGGCAGAAAAACTCTACACCATGTCAGGAGGATACAAGAGTGTGTTTACACTATCAGGAAG